ACGTATTTAATCTATGCAAAACCTGGCACAGGTAAAACACATACATTAAATTTCTTACCTGGCAAGACACTTTATATCAACGTAGATAAATCAGAACGACCTTTAAAAGGCAATGAGAACATTGACATTTTAGAATTTAACACTCATGAAGCTTGGGAAGAGTGGGGCGAATTAATGAAATGGCTTAGTAAAAATAAAGAAACGGTTGATCAATACGACACGATTGTCATCGACAACATATCAGAGTTATTCCGTTCAATGCTCGCTAATTTAGGGCGTAACGGTAAGAATGAGCGTGTACCTGAAATGAGCCATTATCAACGTGTAGACTTCTTTACGATTGATAGTTTGCGTTTCTTACAATCGCTAGGAAAACGACTTGTATTTATTGCTTGGGAAACAAACTTCGAATCTTATACACCAGCAGGACAACAAATTACGCAAGCTGTCCCAGATATTCGTAAAACTATTCGTGACAATGTTGCAGGACTTTGCCAAGTAGTTGCTCGATTAGCGTTTAATGAAAAATCAGGCAACAGTGGTTTTATATTAAGTCCTAGTAACAATGTATTTGCTAAAAATCAACTAGATAATAGAGAACATTGCTTACAAGAAGAATTGTTTAAAGTCGGTGATGTGGATGATCCAACTACGTGACTATCAAAACGAATTGATAGAAGGTATTTATCAATCAATGAGTAAAGGTAACACAAAAATAATGGTTGTTAGTCCCGCTGGAAGTGGTAAGAGCGTCACAATGTCAGAAATTGCTAGACGAGCAACCGATAAAGGTAATCGAGTATTGTTTATCGTTCATCGACGTGAATTAGTCAAT